ACATGATAGTATTTTAAATTTTAAACATCAGTTATTTATTAATCATAAGTTAATGGACTTAGAAAATCCTAATATTCCAGAAGACTCTTTGATAGAAATAGATGAAATGATACAAGATCCTAATAAAGGATATGATCCAGCGACATTTACAGCAATGTATGAAGAGGACCTATTAGGAAACAGCATAACAAATCTTCCAGCTTGGTTATTTACAAATTGGAAGTACTTAGCAGAATATAAAAATTAATAAAAATCAATAAAGTTTATGGCTCAATTAAATACACTTAACGCGTATGGTAGTGGTTTTCAAATAAAAATACTTTCTTCACTTTTAAAACACAAAGAGTTTCTACAAACGATCAATGACGTAGTAGAACCAGAAATGTTTGATAGTCCTGCTTCTCAGTGGATAGTTAAAGAAATATTACGCTACTATTACAAATATCATACCACTCCTTCTTTAGAATTTTTAGGCGTAGAAGTCAAAAAAATAGATAATGAAGTGCTTAGAATTTCTGTAGTAGAACAGATGAAAGAGGCACTAAAATCTGTTAATGAAGATAGGGACTATATAGAATTAGAATTTTCTAATTTTTGTAAAAACCAACAACTTAAAAAAGCATTATTAAGTTCAGTTGATTTACTAAGTAAAGGACAATTTGAAGATATTAGATCAATAATCGACTCTGCGCTTAAAGCAGGAGCTGATAAAAATATTGGTCATGAATATACTAAAGATATTGAGCAAAGATATCGTGAAGATGATCGTGCAGCAATCCCTACACCATGGGCTGGTATTACAGAACTTTTAATGGGTGGACTTGGAAGAGGTGACTTAGGCGTAATCTTTGGTGGACCTGGTTCTGGTAAATCATGGTTCTTAGTAAATCTAGGAGCTGCAGCAGTAAAAGCTGGATATACTGTCGCTCATTATACATTAGAGCTTTCAGATATTTACACAGGTAAAAGATATGACTCTGTATTTTCTGGAATTGAATTTAAAGACATTCATAATCATAGAAGTAAAGTAGAGCAAATTATCGATACACTACCAGGTAAGCTTATAGTAAAAGAATTTCCAATGGGCAAGACTACAGTATCTGCCGTTGAATCACATATTAGAAAGTGTAGCGATTTGGGCCATAAACCAGATTTGATTATTATTGATTACATAGATCTTCTTAAATCAAAGAGAAAAGGCGCAGAAGTTAAAGATGAAATTGATGATGTGTATACGGCCGTAAAAGGCATGGCTAGAGAGTTAAATACTCCAGTTTGGTCAGTATCACAGGTAAATAGAGCAGGCGCTAAAGATGATGTAGTAGAAGGCGATAAAGCAGCAGGATCTTATAATAAGATTATGATTGCCGATTTTATCTTATCGTTATCAAGAAAAAGAGCTGATAAAATTAATCAAACAGGTAGAGTGCATGTTATGAAGAATAGATACGGTAGAGATGGTATGACATACAATGCTCAAATAAATACCGATAATGGTTCTATAAAAATAGATGATACTGAATTATCAGAAGAAGACATTCAGACAATGCAAAATGCAACGAATTCATCGTTTAAAACATCGGACAAATCTAGCTTAACATTCGAAGAAAGATCCATACTAAGTAAGAAATTCTTTGAGCTTTCTAAATAATATTAGAATAGTGCCGATATTTATTGATACAAATAAAATATTAAACTATGGCAAATTTTATAATAGATTTATTCAAGAAATCTCAAAAAAATGACAGCTTCAGAACGCCTGACGAAGTAACTAAATACAACGACGGTATTTCTGCTTTGAATGCTACAAATCAAAATAGACCTTCAACGTCTAGACTTAGTAAGGTAAGCACTGCTCCAGTACAAGCCTCTGGAAATAGTACTGTACCAGGTAGATAATCTGAGAAATTTTACTGAAAAACAAACTAATAGGGTTCATACCGAACACCTAAATCATAAACTATTCTTAAAAAAAACAAAGTTGCATTGAATGAACAATGATATATTTAAACCTAGAGTAAATATACTACCTTACGAATACCCGTCATTATTGGCATATAAAGATGCAATTAGACACTCCTACTGGATAGACACAGAATTTAATTTCACAACTGACATAGACGATTTTAAAACAAAAGTATCTGACTCTGAAAGAGAAGTCATTAAACGTTCTATGTTGGCCATTGCTCAAATTGAAGTTAATGTTAAAACATTTTGGGCAGACATGTATAAAAGAATGCCCATTACAGAAGTTGGTGATGTTGGTATGACATTTGCTGAATCTGAAGTTAGGCACAAAGATGCATACGCCCGTCTTATAAGAATACTAGGATTAGAAGATGAATTTCAACACGTAATCGAAATACCAGCCATCAAAGACAGAATTGCATATCTATCTAAATATTTAGATGGAACCAGAAGCAAGGACAATAAAATGTATACAAAGTCAGTATTACTATTTTCTTTGTTTATTGAGCATGTGAGTCTATTTAGTCAATTTTTGATTATGATGTCATTTAACAAAGAGAAAAACTTATTTAAAGGAATTTCCAATGTAGTAGAGGCGACATCTAAAGAAGAAGAAATCCATGGCAACTTTGGTTCAGAAATCATAAACATAATCAAAAGAGAGAATCCAGAATGGTTTGATGAAGAGTTTGAAATTCTGATTGATTCAGCTTGTAAAAAAGCCTACTTAGCAGAAGTTAAAATTCTTGATTGGATTTTTGAAAATGGAGAACTTGAGTTTTTATCAAAAGACACAATTAAACAATTTATCCAAAATAGATTTAATAATTCCTTACAAAGAATCGGCATGAAACCTGTATTTGATGTGGATTTTGTAGAAATTGAGAAAACACTATGGTTTGATGTAGAAATTACTTCAACAAAAGAGGGAGACTTCTTTTATAAGAAATCCATCGATTACAACAAAAAAAGCAAAAGCATTACAGAAGACGATTTATTTTAATAAAGAACATAAAATGGAATACGAAAAATATTATTGGTTAAACGAAGATAGCAGAACATTTTTATCTAGAGGATATATTGATGAAACACCAGAGCAAAGAATTAAAGATGTAGCAAATACTGCTGAAAAATATCTTAAAATTGAAGGCTTTGCCAAGAAGTTTGAAGACTATATGGCAAAAGGATTTTATAGCCTTTCTACGCCAGTCTGGATCAATTTTGGCAAAGAAAAAGGTCTACCTATAAGTTGTTATGGGTCTAACGTAGATGATACGCTAGACAGCATCCTAAACGCTAGCAGAGAGATTGGAATGATGTCTAAATATGGAGGAGGTACTTCTGCATTTTTAGGTAATATTAGAGCAAGAGGTACTAAAATTTCTACTGGCGGCACTGCTGATGGACCAGTACACTATGCTCGTCTATATGATACGACAGTTGATGTATCTAAGCAATCAGAAGCTAGACGTGGAGCATGTGCAGTTTGGTTACCAGTTGAACATAGTGATATCTTAGAATTTTTAGATATTGGAACTGAGGGTAATCCTATTCAAAATCTTCAGTATGGAGTAACTGTTACAGATGCTTGGTTAGAAGAAATGAAAGCTGGAGATGCTGATAAAAGAAAAATATGGGCAAAGATAATTCAAAGACGTAATGAGTTTGGATTTCCATATATTATGTTTAAAGACAACTCTAATAATAACTCTCCATATAAAGAATTAGGATTAGACATTACTGCTTCAAATCTTTGTTCAGAGATTCAATTACCAACAGATTCATTCAATTCTTTTGTGTGTTGTCTAGGTTCATTAAATCTTTTACACTGGGACGAAATTAAAGCATGTGATGCTATTGAAGTCTATACAATGTTTCTCAATGCAGTAATGGATGAATTTATTAAGAAATCATACAACATGCCTGGAATGAAGCGTGCTCATAGATTCGCAGAACAACATAGAGCTATTGGATTAGGCGTATTAGGATATCATTCATTATTCCAGTCTAAATTGATTCCTTTTGAATCTCTTCAAGCAAAGCAATTAAATTATGATATTTTCAAAACCCTTAAAGATAAAAGTGAAGCTGCGTCTAAATGGTTACATGATGAGAAAGGTTATAAATCAATAAGAGAAGGCTATGCTAATACCACAATGGTAGCAATTGCTCCTACTAAATCAAGTTCATTTATATTAGGTCAAGTCTCAATGGGAATAGAGCCTATTAAATCAAACTACTTTATTAAAGACTTAGCTAAATCAAAGACAATCTATAAGAACCCATTCTTGATTCAAGAGCTTGAAAAATATGAAATGAATACTCCAGAAATATGGGAGAGCATTCTAAAAAAAGATGGTTCAGTTCAGCATTTAGATTTTCCAACAAAAGAAGTGTTTAAATCATTTATTGAAATATCTCCTAAAGAGATAGTATTACAGGCTGCTCAAAGACAAGCATTTATTGATCAATCCCAGTCTTTAAATTTAATGATACACCCATCAGTCTCTGCTAAAGATATTAATCAATTGTATTTATACGCTCACGAAAGTGGAGTTAAAACGTTGTATTATCAATTTAGTCAGTCATCTGCTCAATCATTTTCTAGAAACATTTTAGATTGCGTAAGTTGCGAATCGTAATGTGAGCAATACTTATAGAAAAAATAATATGAATACTCAAAAATTATTGACACAGGCTGCTATAAAAGCAATGATATATGAGAATGAAGATGGACATAGTAGTTCAAAACTTTCTCATATGTCACTTGGCATGAAACTTTCAAGAGTTGTAATATCTGAAGATGATGTGGCAAAATACCATGAAAAAATAATAAAACTTGGACAAGAAATAGATCCTCAATTTAATGCAAAGTTTTTTGAAAAAACAGGTAAGATTGTCGGATCTATGTCTACTGCCAAAATTCATCTTCTAAACTCAAAACTTAAAGATAGAGCGATGAAAGCAATAGCAGAGGATACACCTCAAAAATTAAAGAAAAAATAAACCACTTAGAACAAAGGTTTTATCTGATAAAATAAAGGTTGTACATTTAACTATGATAGTTACGATAACAAAAGAAATGGTTTATATTGGCCTGATAGCATTATTATTAATATTGCAAATATATCAGACCAAACGTATTGAAAAAAATAAAAAAGACATAGACGCATTATGGAATCAAATGCAAAGTCTAGTTTTAAGTATAGCATCAGCTCTAGATCAATTAGAAAAGAAAATAGATGAAAACCAAGATAAAAAGTAAATCAAGGGGCTTTGGGGATACCATTGCCCAATTTACTCATTTTTTTATGTTAGATAAGTTTGCTATGTGGTTTGCAACCAAGATCTTAAAAAAAGAAGATTGTGGTTGTGAAAGACGTAGAGATAAGTTAAATAATCTTCTCCCTTACAAAAATAATAAAGTTTATGACACAAAGGCATTATACGACAGTGGACTCTTTGGAGACTCTCAAAGAGATGATACATCACATTCAGAATCATGATCTAATTGCATATGATACTGAGACAAACTCATTAAATCCCAGAAAAGGTAAGATTATTGGATTTTCTGTTTCTGCAGAAATAGGTGTTGGTTACTATATACCAACTATGATATTTTCAGATGGTGAACTAAAAGACGCCTATATTGAAGGTACTATATGTCATGATTTAGCTAAAAAAGTTTTAAATCTTCTAGTTGGTAAAAATATCATAGGTCATAACTTATCTTTCGATATTCGATTTACAAAAAACTTCTATGGCGTTAATCTACTAGATAGCGTCTATGCAGATACTATGTTAATGGTACACACTGTACAAGAAGAAGGTGTTAACTCTGACTTTGGTGCTGGTACGTTTGCCTTAAAAGCGGTGGCTAAAAGTATTCAAAGTGAGATTGGATTTGATGTAGAGACTGAAGCTAACCAAGAGCAAATAGAACTAAAAGAGTCTATTAAAGCAAATGGCGGTTCTATTACAAAAGAAAATTATGAAATCTTTAAAGCAGACTTAGGCATCATATCAAAATATGCTTGTGCAGATACTGACTTAACTCTTAGAATTTATCATCACTATTTACAGAAGATTAAAGATGAAGGCTTAGAAAGCTTTTTCTTTGCTGATGAAGTAATGCCTCTATACAAAGAAGTTACTATCATTATGGAAGACAAAGGTGTTAAACTTGATATTGATCTTATTCGAACTTCAAAAGAAAGAATTGAGATTGAGATGAAGAATTATGCTAATGAAATTACTCAGGATCTTTTAAATAAAGAAGAAGTAAAAAAATGGATAATTCAAAAGTCTTTAGAGAAATACCCACCTACCAACAAAGGTAGATATGCACAAACATTAGCAGAGCATTTTAATTTACCACTTCCAAAATCTGATAAAACTGGTAAGTTTAATATTACTCGATCAAACTTATCCCTATTACCACCATCAGCAGCTCAAAGATTTCTTATTGAAGGTCATGAGTTTGTCCTAGATGAAAGTGATCTTCAGCAAATTAGTTTAAAACTATGGAAAGAAGATAATGATGGCACATTCTTTAATATTCAGTCTAAAGACCAGATGGGTGATATTGCTTTTAATGCTTTAGGTATTAAACCTTTATCTGCTACTAAAAAAGGCAAAGCTCAATTTGATGATGATTTAATCCAAAGTATCGCTGATCAGCACTCTTGGGCTTCAAAACTTAGAATATATGGTAAACTTCTAAAGATTAAATCTACTTATATGGAAAGATTTTTAGAAGGCGAAGAAGATGGCAGATACTATTTTTATTACAAGCAACATGGAACTGTATCAGGTAGATATGGTTCAGATGCTCAGCAATTACCAAGACCAAAAGAAGAAGGTGAAGATGATCCTATTATCATTGAATACAACAACTTAGTACGAGCATTCTTTATCTCAGATGATAATAATTCATTTGTCGATTGTGACTATGAATCTCTTGAACCTCACGTATTTGCTCACGTTTCTGGTGATGATGGGCTTAAAGATATCTTTAGAAACAACTGGGATTTTTATTCAACCATTGCCATTAAGACAGAGAATTTAAATCAATATTCTCCAGATAAAAAAGCAGATAATTTCCTAAGAAAACATGCGCCTCAGATGCGAAATAACGCAAAAGCTTACGCTCTTGGTATTCCATATGGTATGGGAGCTTATGCGCTAGGAATGACGCTAGGAATTCACCAAAAGAAGGCTCAGGTACTTGTTGATGGATATCTTAATGGATTTCCAGCACTTAAACAGTGGATGTTTGATGCTAAAGAGCAAGCTCAAACTTTAGGATATGTTAAAACTCAAGTTGGTCGTATTCGCCACTTAGACAAAGTCAAAAAGATATTTGACACTATCGGCGATGCTATTACAGATTGGCAAGTAAGAAATATGCTTACTAAACAATATGGCAAAGATAAAGTCACAAAAATCTATAGAGACTATGTTAATGGTATTAATAATGCTAAGAATGTACAGATTCAAGGTCTATCAGCTTCTATAGTAAACAGAGCAGCTATTGCGATTAATAGAGAGCTTAAAAAGCGTAATATTGATGGATGGGTTTGTGCACAGATTCATGATCAGATCGTAACTGAGATACCAGAAAAGCACGCTGAAGAGTGCGCTAAAATAGTGCAAGAGTGCATGGAAAATACTACAAAGATAAGTATTGCTTTAAAAGCTCCTGCCGCTATTGGAAAAAACTGGAAAGATGCTCACTAAAAAATTTTAAATGTTTTACATATTTTTTGTATATTTATAGTAGAACACCCATAACTTTGTTAATCTTGGGATAAGTGTCCCTTGAATAGTCACAGGCTATAAAAAGATTAGCAATATTAATTAACAATTATAAAAAGGAAAGAATGATCACATCAACCTATGTGTATACTTATGATAGTATACCTATGCCCACAGCGAGCATAACATCAAAAAAAAGTAGACTCAAAGTCTATAATCACACAAACATCTACTTAAAAGATAATTCTAATTTTGAAATAGAATTACACAATCCTACACCAAGTAGATATCTTGCAAAAATTTATATTAACGGAAAAGAACTATCTAAAGCTGGAATTATTGTTAATTCTGGACAACGTGTCTTTTTAGAGCGTTATATAGATCAAGATTCAAAGTTTCTATATAAAACATTTGAAGTAGATGACGTAAAAGAAACAGAACATGCAAGATCTCAAAATGGACTAATAGAAATAAAATTCTATAAAGAATCAGAAAAAATCAATTACGTATTTAATACTCCGTACACAGGAACATACTATTATAATAATATGGGATCTAGTGTATCATATAGTATTACAACTTTACAATTACTCAATGAGGTTAAATCTGTAGAAACTGGTAGAGTTTATGAAGGAAAAAAATCTAATCAAAAACTAGCGCAGGGTTCAGGAGATTTTGATAATCTAAGTAGCTTTGTTTACAAATTCCAAATACTACCAGAATCAACAAAAGCCATAGAAGCACAAGAAATTAGACACTATTGTCCAGGATGCGGACTTAGAATCAAGAAAACGTCTTGGAAATTCTGTCCAAACTGCGGAGAAGAACTTTAAAGTATTTTCAAAGTTATGGGTGTTTTTTTATCAACTGAGAAGATTAACTTTACCAAATCAATTTAAAATTTTATATTTAATTAAATACACACGTTATGTCAAAAATCAAACCACTTAACGGCTTTATTATACTTAAGCCCGTAGAAACTACCGAAGAATTAGTAGGTAACATTATTATCCCAGATCTAGGAAAAGAAAGGCCAGAGACTGGAGAAGTTATAGAAGTTTCAACAACTTATAACTTTCACTCAGATGTAGAGATTCCATCAAAATTAAAAGTAGGAGATATCGTATTGATTCCAAAAATGGGTACTCAAAAGATTAGTCTTGGTGGAGAAGACTACTATATCACAAAAGAAACAGAAATATTAGCAATATTAGGGTAAATTAAACAAAAAATAGATTATGAGTCAAACAAAACACTTAATCGGTACAGAACTAAAAGAACAGTTACTTACTGGAATTAATAAACTAAACGACGTGGTATCATCAACACTTGGTCCAGGCGGTCGTACAGTCTTAATTAGAGAACCAAATGGAGAAGTAAAAGCCACTAAAGATGGTGTTACTTGTTCAAAAGCATTTAATAGATTAGAAAATGATGTTGAAGATCTTGGTGCTCAAATGGTTAAACAAGTATCAATCAAATCAGCAAATGAAGCTGGTGATGGTACAACAACATCTACAATTTTGGCTACTAAGATGATTCAAGAAGGTATGAAAGCCATTCGTCAAGGTACAAATGCAGTAGAAGTAAAACAAGGCATAGATAAAACTGTGGCTTTGGTTATTGAAAAACTTAAAAACTTTTCTGTTGATGTAAGCACAGAAGCACAGATCAAGCAAGTCGCTACTATTTCTGGTAATAATGATAATGAAGTAGGTGAACTAATCGCTGCAGCAATTGATAAAGTTGGTCGTGAAGGATTAGTTACTATTGAAGAATCTAAAACTGGAGAGACAACTTTAGAAGTAGTAGAAGGTATGCAATTTGATCGTGGATACAAGAGTCCATACTTTGTAACTAATAACACTACAATGAATGCAATATTAGACGATTGTTATATTATGATATATGATGGTCGTATTAATACAGCTGCTGAAATTATTCCATTCTTGCAAAAAGCAAACACTGAAAATAAATCAATGTTGATTATTGCTGAAGATTATGGCGATGAAGCATTGGCATTAATGATTGTAAATAAAATGCGTGGCATCGTCAAGATCGCAGCAGTTAAAGCACCAGATTTCGGTGATCGTCGTACTCTACTTTTAGAAGATATTGCTATCTTGACTGGCGGTGTTGTTATGTCAAAAAGCAAAGGTCATAAGTTAGAAAAAATCAACTCTGCTACTGAGATGGAAGGCTATCTAGGTAAATCTAGATTAGTAACAGTTTCAAAAGACGAAACTACTATCATTGATGGTAAAGGTGAAGAGGCAACAATCGTAGCTAGATCTTCTGAAATTAAAGATCAAATCGACAAAGCCACTTCATTTTATGAAAAAGAGAAACTACAAGAGCGTCTTGGTAAATTAATCGGTGGAGTTGCTATTATTAATGTTGGAGGCAACTCTGAAATTGAAATGAAAGAAAAGAAAGACAGAGTTGAAGATGCTTTACTTGCAACCAAAGCAGCCTTAGTTGATGGTATTCTTCCAGGCGGTGGTGTTGCATTAATCAAAGCTATTGATGCAGTTAGAAACAATACACTAAACTGGAAAGATAACGAAAAGATTGGATTCTCTATTGTAGAAAAAGCATGTTATGAACCATTTAAGAAAATCTTATCTAACTCTGGTTTAGAGAATTGGTATGAAATTCTACATGATGTAAACACTACGTCTGAACCATTTACAACTTATGATGCAAAAAATAAAGTAATAGTAAATGGCATTGATGCAGGTCTTCTAGATCCAACTAAAGTGGTTATGTCTTCCATTAAAAATGCTTCTGGTGTTGCTGGAACTATCTTGACAGTAGAATCAGTAGTACTTGAAAAGAAATCAGAAAAAGAAGAAAATGCAGCAGACCCAATGATGGGTATGGGCATGTAAACTTAAAAAAATAAAGATTATGAAAATAGGATTAGTTTCAATTTTAGGAAATGTTTCGCAAGGCCTTAATACACAAGGTGGCGGATACGGCCTTATCTGCACAAAGATTGTCAAAGATCTAAACTCAGAACATACTATCGATATTAATCCAGAGCCTAATACATGGGGAGCTTACGACAAGCTCCTCGTGTGTGAGGGTGTTAATTACACTGAAGGTTCTGTAAATGTTATTGGTGGTCCTCAGCCTATTCACACAGTAAAAATGCAAGCAATCGCTAATTATACTGGACCGATAGAGTTTGTTAATAAATCTTTTGATTTTGAGAAGTTTAACAAAAGAATTGGTATACAAAATGATGTATGGCCTACTGGTAAAGTAACAGATTATTTTATAGGTCATAGTAAATCATTAGTCGCTGGAGACTCACATTCTTTGTCTGTTTGGAGACCAGGATATGATCTAAGCTTTAATCAAGGCAAGACTCTATTTGGTTGGATGAAATTAAACACTCCAGATGAATTAAATGCTAAGTACCCAGAACACGTTATTCTTTATTTTGGAAACATAGACTTAAGATTTCACTTAGCTCGCCAAGCTGATCCACATGAAGCGACAAGACAGCTTTTTACTAAGTATGTTGAATTTGCCAAAACATTAAATAACGCAACTCTAGCACACTTATTTCCAGTAGAACATGAATCTAGAAAAATACCAGGATCTGGCTTATATAAAAAGCAACCATATTTTGGAACTAGACAACTCAGAATGGAATTAAGACAAATCGCAAATGATATTATATCAAATTCTGGATTAGATTACATTACTTGGCCAGAAGAATGGGTTGATGAAGATGGTATGAAAATGCTTGAAATAATGGAGTCAAAGCAGTCAGTGCACATTAAACCAAAATACTATCCTAACTTAGCACAACTATTGTCTTAGTAATTTTAAAATGATTAAATTTAATTATGGAGAAGCACAACAATATTTTAGAACACGCTAATGATATCGTCTTCAAAAGAAGCGAAGAGAAGGGTAGACAATATGGTCCTATGAAAGAGTCTATGGAAAAAGCAGCAACATTAGCATCTATTTTCTGTAATAAAGACATTAGTGCAAAAGATTTATATCTTTGTATGGTCGCACTTAAAATGTCAAGAGAATCATATAGTAAGAAGTATGATAACATCTTAGATTCTATTGCGTATATGGCTTCAATGGTAGATCATTACAAAGAAGAATACGAAAAAACAAAATAAAATATGAAAATACAAAAAATTAGAGATGTAAAAACTCCTAGCAGAGGTACATCACAAAGTGCTGGTATTGATTTCTATGTACCAGAAGAATTTACCGCTTCAGTATTACAACCTGGAGAATCTGTATTAATTCCATCTGGTATTAAAGTGCAAGTCCCAACTGGTTATATGCTAACAGCATTCAATAAATCTGGAGTAGCTACTAAACAAGGACTAAGTATTGGCGCATGTGTTGTAGATGAAGACTACGAAGGCGAAATTCACTTACATCTTGTAAATACATCGAATTTTAATACTTTGGTAGAACCAGGTAAAAAAATAGCACAATTCATTTTAATCCCAGTTAATTATGAAAATGTAGAAGTTGTAGAAGAATTAGAATCTAGAAACACTCAACGTGGTGCTGGAGGCTTTGGTAGTACTGGAGTATAAAATAATACAACAAAGGTTATGACAAAACAAAAAAAATTAGATTCTGTATATCTAAATATTGCTAATGAAATTTCAACTTTATCACATTGTCAAAGAACTAAAGTAGGCTCAGTCATTGTATCCATGGGTAATATAATTGCCTTTGGATATAATGGCACTCCTTCAGGAATGGATAATGCATGTGAATGTGATGGAGTAACAAAACCAGAAGTTATACATGCTGAAATGAATGCAATTCTAAAAGCAGCAAAATCTGGATATTCTGTTGATGGAGCTACATTATATGTTACACTCTCACCTTGTATTGACTGTGCAAAATTAATACTACAATCTGGAATAAAAAGAGTAGTTTACAGAGATAATTACAGAAAAAATGAAGGTACAGATTTTTTAAACAAATTTATAAAAGTAGAACATTTTGATATTTAATAGCGCAACAATAGCATTTGAGTCAATGTACGATCATATCATGGAAAATGGTGTAGATTATGCTGGTACTAAGGCAATATTCAATGCATCATTCGAATTGTCATATCCAGAAGATATGATCATCACTACACCAGAAAGAAACTTTAAGCAAGAGTATGCTGAGTTTGAATGGGAGTGGTACTTATCAGGAAATAGAGATGCAACTGAGATTTCAGAAAAAGCCAAGATCTGGAAGTCTATGATAGTTCCAGGTACAAATGAAGTCAACTCAAACTATGGTCATTTCTGGAATAAAAATAATCAACTAGAACGAGCTATTCAGGAGCTCAAGAACAACCCTAATTCTAGAAGGGCCATAATTGTACATTATGATCTAGAAGAGCTAGATAGATATGCAGCAGACACGCCCTGTAACGTTGTATTAAACTTTGGCATAGTTAACGGAAGATTGAACTTAACTGTATTTGCAAGAAGCATTGATCTTTGGTTTGGCTTTGGTAATGATCAGTATACTTTTGCAAAGCTAATGCAAATTGTAGCAAATGAGTTAGATATTCAAATTGGCAATATGCACTGGTTTGTCACCAATCTACATGTTTACGAAAGACATTATGATAAGCTAAAAAAGACTACAGACTCTACAACTGAAGACTATCAGTGCGTATTAGAAGATTGTCAAGATAGCGAAGAACCAGAATCAGGTTCTCCAAGCATGTATAAAATAGGTAAAACTTCAGAAAAAAAATATCCCGTGAGTACACTATTAAATGAAAAGGGCTATAACCCTAAAGCTTTAGAATGTCTTGATTACTTTATTGATGTAAATAGAAAGACTGAAGAGACTTTTAAAACAACAAGAAAAAGAGAGTTTAATACAGGCGATAAATACATTGATAACG